TCGATTGCTTCCCAGATATTTATGTGGTGAACACCATAGGTTTCGGGTTCTTCCAGATATGCTTCCCATTCCAGCTCTAATTCAGGATTTGCGATGACTTTTGGGGTCCCAACCATTATCATCTTCTTTTTTGAGTACGCATCCGCCATCATATCATCAATGACAGTAATCCGAACTTCTTTAGTTACAAGCTCAATCTCGTCAACAATAAAAAGGCTGCCTTTATTACCACGTTTGGTATCTGCTTTCTGGCTCTGGGCCAGGTTCGAAGCCACAACTTCTGACTCATTTCTCGCAAAGCGGATATATTCCTTGCCGTATGTCCCACGGCTACCAATCGGAGCACTAAGTTGTACATATTCTTGCATCAGGTAAGGGCAACGTTTGAGCGCCTTCCAGATGTCCTCCATAATGAAGAGCTGATCCTGCGTAGGTGCGAAGATTACAGCCCTGGTGGACTCGTCCTTGCACATCTTCCATAGCACATAGGCACTCAGGAGCGCGCTTTTTCCGATCTTACGCGGCTCAATGAATAGATTAATGTCCCTTTTTTCGAACGTATCCGCAGCCTCGGTCTGCCAGGGACTTGGAAACATCGGTTTCCTGTTGTCCAGGCGTACGTACGTTACACAAAAAAGGTCGAAATCTTCCAGGACCAGCTCGTGAAAGTGCAGGTCTGAGTCGGCTCTCTCTGCAACGTCTACCAATCTCTGGAAGATCCCATAATTGTGGTTGAATCTCTGCTCTGTGTACGATTCATCCTCAACCGTCTTTTTCGCGTCGAGCAGAAGTTCGCTCAACTCGAACATTCTACTTTTTTGCTTCCTTTGATAGGTCCCTAATTAGTTTCTTTACGGTTCCCTGTGCCTTGTCTTCCGTGTGGTCGAACGTTGTCAGGATAACCTGTTTTAGAATCTCGTCCTTGACGTGCTTCTCAGCTGTTTTAGTCAGCTTTTCACGCATCAAAGGAGTCAAATTCTTTTCGTAAAGTTCGAGAATCTCATCATCATACTTGCCGATTAACTTCATTGCAAAGAATCGGAATTGAGGAACGTATAACCACGCCACTGCGCCCATTGCTAGGGCTACAATTGCGAGTAAAATCAGTTCCTGACTTCCCGTTATAGTATCGATGAGACTATCTGCATCACTAGTCAAGTTGCTTGTCGCGTTGCTTGTTGTGTTGTTCATTGTCTACCTCCTTATATTGAATATCGAGTGGTTCTTCTTCTCGTTTCCACTCAAGTTTAACTTCTCCATCTTCCCCTTTCAGTTCCAATAAAACCTGTTTGGCTGCCCCTACGGAGTCCGAGATCATATCTCCTTTCTTCGAACGTAGTAAATAATTCAATACATACTCATTCATCTTACGTAGACGATCGTTCGTAGTTTCAAACTGAGCTAGCTCTTCCACTGACTTATCGTACGACCATTCATCATATTTCTCCAGTTGCATCAATACAGCTGCAACTCGAGACGTTTCTATGATACTGAGGTTTAACCCAGGGTCGCTCTGTAACTCTTCTAAGAAGAATCGATAACGTTCGTAATCTATGGGAACCTGTCGAATTTTTTCTACCAGGGCAAGAGGATTCTTGGTTGTAAGTGCATTTATAGACGCATACTTTCGTAAACCGTGCTCCTCTTTGTGGTGCTTCATATTACCATTTACATATATTTGGAACTATTTAAAGATGCCGGCGTTATCTATTAAAAACGACTTTGAAATTTCAACTCCCGACTTCACTCACCTATGTAGGTGGGAAAGGATACTAGGGAGCGCCGATATATGCTGATATACTGATGCCCCTTATAACTTTTATCCATAAAGAGAATATAGCCCCTGCCCGCGCGGCGGGGGGCGGCGGACTGCGCGGCGGGGTGTGGTGGGCTTGCTGGCACCCCCCTAAGCGTGAAAAACTTAAGTAGCCTACGCTACTGTAGGCTTGTATGACTAAGACTCCGGCTCCAACCAGCGAAGCCCCTAAATCTCCGGCCTTCCAAGCTCCGGCCTTCAGTGTAAACCAGAATGAGAACCTACCGGAAACCGAGCAGCTGAAGCACGGCAAACTAGGCAGGGATTTTTGTCTATTAATGCAGCCGACCGACTACCTGAAACTCTGCCCTAAAATAGGAGTGGGAGAAGGCCTATCTTCAGGTCTCTTTAAGCAGGATATAGACTGCATAACTGATATAATCGGATGGCTTAAGGCGGACGGGGTCGGCGTGCTTAATCTGTGGGTGAAGGAACAGTCGCCTAAAATTTTAACCGGAGATCGTGGCGACGTGGAGCCGTCCTATCGGCCGGAGCAGCAATATAATATGCTGAAGCGGCGCTTCATCGTGGACAGTCACGATGGCCGACACCGGGCTGCTGCTGCGATAGTGCTGGGAATTGAGACCGTACCGGTTAAGGTTCGGATTGACGGTTATCTTAATGCCAGTGCGGATGAGAGTGACTTAAAGGAGATAGAGCCACAGTGGAATGTAATTAAGGACGCTTGGCCTAGCAACGAACTATATTTTGAGTGTGTAAAGGAGTTGTGGGAGCAGACAAAATACGACAAAAAGAATATCATTGACATCGGGGGTGGAATGATAGGTGCTTGGACGACGTCCACTATCAGGAGAAGCAGGGAAGCAAAGGGGGGTGATTAAATGAAAGACGAAAATCTGCGATGCCCAAACTGTGACGGGGGAAACCTTGACTGCAAAGGCGGCTTGGATAAGGATGGGTTCTACTTTGACAATGTCAACTGTAGGGACTGTGCGTATTCAGTCAAGGGCGTAAGACTAGACATTTGGGATATGATACGGGGTAACGACGGTGTGGCCTGAGCATATCGGCCTCACGTTGCTTTCTCCTCTAATATCTTTTATCCATAAAGAGACTGTACCCGCTACCCGCGCGGTGGGGTACGGCAGTATTGGACTAGGGGGGCGGGATATATTGACGGCAAATAGCGGCGACGCGTGAGCACTATATCTATATATCGACCGCCCTTTAGGGCGTTATGCGTGACAACGACGGACCCGACCAGAGCCGGCAGCAGCCGGACCGCCAGCAGTTCCGAGTAGCCGGCCGGCTATTTGGCCGCACAAGCATCGACGACCGTCTGATTACCCTGACGGATATACCCGGTTATATCGACTGGATTGACTGGTTTGACGGGGGTGACTAAATGAAAAACGTCAAAAAGATGTGGATATCCACTAGTGGCAAGCTAATGACTAGGGAGTACTACGTAGAAGGGTGGACCGGTAAGAAATTCTGCCGTGCACATCAGAATAATCAGGCGACGCAGGAAATACAGTATATGCTGCGCAACACCTACGGCACAAAGGCAGTTTTTACCGTGTCTGATGGCCGTATATACCACAAGCGCTATAATGGGCAGTGGCAATTCGTTGATACTCTGTACAGTAATCTAATCTGGCACAAGGTTGACCACGGGGCAGAGCCGTACACTATCGGCGATGCGGCAAAGAAGCAGGGAGCAGCCAAGCACGAAGATGACTATGAGAAGGGGGACGATCAATGAGTCTGCCTTTTGATATTGATTACTTCAAGTGCCCTATGTGCGGGCTGTGGAAACCACGGTTATATGACGACGATTGGTGCTGCTTGGAGTGCGGCGAAGAAGATGCAGATGATGATGAGGACTACTATGACGACGGTTGGCCGACGAACGAAGATCCCCTCTAGTGCGAGCCTTCTCATTCTACCTCTTGTACTTTTATCCATAAAGAGACTGAACCCGCTACCCGCGCTGTGGCGACTGGTGGTGACTGGTGATAGGGTGCGCTTAACTAGGGTGCGGTACTGTCTGTCTGTATGTATTCAGTGTCTGGTTCAGTGGGGCGGCGCCTAACGAGCGTCAGCGCTGCGGGCGGCACGGTGCATATACTACTGAAAAAGGGGGTGATAAAATAGACATAGACACAGTGACGGCACTGCTCGACGTCCTTCGGGACCTGAGCTATTCGCTAGACGGTGACGGCTTCGCTAAGCTTTTCTATGATATAGACTCGGTCGAATCCGACCGAACCTATATGCAAGAAAAGTTCGGCAACTTTAAGGAGCTCGGCATTATCTGGGCGTGGTCACAACTCGACACAGCTAACCGGCGCCGAGTTGCGGACGCAATAGCCGATAAGCTTAGCTTCTAGATAGGAGCAACGGGCGACGGGGGCTCATAGTCACTCTTCGGAGTGGCCCCTTTTCACCTACTGGTTTAGCGTAAGCTATTACCTTTTTTTCGTTGTACAATTAGGTTAAATAGCCTGATTGGATGGCCCTCTTTAACTTTTA